TGAATTCAACTAGTTCTGAATTCTCGTGAATATTCTTCTTAGCCATTTTCTTACTCCCTTGAGGTAATATATATTATTTATAATTTCTTATTTTCGTGAAAGCGAATTAAGATACTTCTCGAAAAGATGTAGCTGATTTTCGTTGATTTGAGACATACTCATCTTCTTTAGATTCTTCTTTGTGTTTTCTAGCATTTCAGCGGCGCGCCATGAACCAGCAGCAGCATCATATACCCACTCTACATTTTCCATTACACCGCGCACAAATGCTTTGTGTGCAGAAGGATCAGCAACAATATCAGCAGCAGTAGCCAACATGAAGTCATCTTGAACTTCCATGATACCGTTCTTTTCTTTTAGCGTACCCATGCCGCGAGAAGAAACTCCTAAATTTGCGCCTTCATCAAGAAGATTCATTACAATATTACCCATAGGGGTATCTGTAATCTTAGCCTTACCAACAAAGTCTGAACCTTCTTGACGTAGCGACTTGATCATATGTGATACACGATCTAGATTGATCGTTGGACCTGCAGGATGACCTAGTTCGCCATAAGCACGATTTGTTTCAATTAAATCTTTTGTATAACGTGCAACTTCTTTAGCAAGAATTTTTGACTCATAGATGCGACCATTCTTGTTGGGTCTATCACCCATTAAGAATACGCCTTCAATATGAAATTGCTTCTTGCCGTCTTCCCTAGCTTCTTTTACAAGGCTAAGTTTTTGATCTAGTACTTCGCAGATAAGTTTCATCTTAGCTACCCTTAAGTTACGTTAACTGGAGCATAAGAGCCAGTATAGTGTGTGCCATCTGAGCCGTATGCGCCACCGCCAGCTTGTGCAGTCTGCTTGGCTAACTGAATAAGCAACGTACCATTAGTATCGTTATTTGCACAAACAACTGTTGCAGTTGAGAACTGACTTAGTGATGTACCCTGACCATTGAAGTCAAAAAACCCAGGACCTGTGTTTCCCAAATACAATACTGTGTTTGAACCACGTGAGATTGTCCAACTACCAGTCCAAAATACTTTTGTAATAGCAAGATTTGAAACAGTTTCAATGCTAGTATTAACTGATGCTGACGTTAGTGTGATTGTATTAGCAGCATTTAAGCTAAACCACACATGACCGCCTGGTCGATTTTGATATGCAACTGGATCTGCCATCTTACTTTACTCCATGCTTTGCGCGAATTTTAGCTAGGATAGCACCAGCAACTTTTTCGCCTGATTCTTTTGAGCCATACTTCTTTGAAGCCTTAGCAGCAATCTTAGCAAAGTTCTTGCCAGGCTTGCCAATATCTTTACCAGCAGCAGCAGCCTTTGCTGAATAAGAAGCTTCACCTAATTCGACTTCTTCTTTGTATGCTGTTGGCTTCTGTGTGTTTGTTTGATCTGAACCGGGCTTGCCAGCTTCGCCAGCTTTGTTGCCTTCTGGATCATCTTCACCTTCGCCATCTTCGTCTGAATTTTCATCAACAAAATCTTGAACTGACGAAACAAAATTCTTTGCTAGGTCAAGCTTCTCTAGAATCCAGCTGGGCATCTCTAGACCATCTGAGATGTTCTCATAGAGTTCAGCAGCAGCCATTGCAATTTCTTCTAAGTCTTCCTTAGCTTGACGAACGCCATCAGCCTCATTGCTGTCTTCGTTGCTGTCTTCATCGTTTTTGTTTTGATCATTTGAATCTTTACCGCCAGCGCCAGCAGATGCACTATCAGCACCGCCTGGATTATCGCCACTAGCAGGAGCTGGTGCCATTTGATCACCAAGTTCTGCAATGTATGTGAAAGCAGTCATTTCATTTAGTGCGGGAATATCATTCCACTCTACATTTTCAGAATGAAAGTTACCGGCATCCATCTCTGCCTGATGCTTATCGGCCATATGTGATGCAGCTTGCTTACGATCAGCAGTGGTGAACATCTTGTGCCAAGGTGTTTTTACATCGCCATGTTGTTTTGAATAGCTCTGTGCTGCACGATCAGCGTGATAGCCCCAAAGTTTCTTTGCTTTCTCATGATCATAGCTGCCCTTCTTGAACTTTTTTTCTAAGTTCTTGGCAACAGGCACATGACTGTTTCTGTATAGATGATGATCATTATCAGCATGAAGTGATAATTCGTGTGCGGCATCTGACATTTCTGCTGCTTCAGTTAGCTCTGTCTCTTCAGCACCTGACCATGCAGACCGAGAAGGCAATGCAGTCTTAATCTTACCAATAGGCTGACTCGTCTCAATGCCCTTCTTCTCTGTCTTTTCATGATGTGGCTTTGCTTTATCAAAAGCGGCTTCTACACCAATTTCGCCAGATTTAACAGCATGGAGTTTCTGTGCATTGTCACCAGATTCTGTGCCATTTAGATTTCCGTTTGGATTTCTATCTTTCTTTACAAACTTTTCAATAAGCTTGCCATGAGTTTCACTCTCGTATGCTGTGATAGCTTCATTGCCATGATAGTCAGCGCGGCGAGTAGTTAACTCTTTCTTTAAATTTGAACCATTAAAAATCTTTTCGCTTTCATCTTCATCATTGCTTGGTGTATTTGTTCTTAAAACAGGATGCTTATCAGAGAACTTCTTTAGTCCAGCCTTAGAGTCACGACCGACAACATAGTCCTGAGGATTAGTTTTGACTAATTTACGAGCCAATTCTTTTGGAGTTTTGGCAATTGCCATCTTGTCTGTATTAGCCATTTTGTTCCTCTGGATTGAAAAATCTCTGTGCTACTTCGATCTTTTTTGCAGCTAAAACGTCATGAATTCTTGCCATCAAGGCATCATTTACAGTTGACTGTAGACCGTCGATGTTATCATCTAAACAGAGGTCTATAATATCTGTTGCTACATTGTTTTCCATGTTAATCTCCATTTTCATTCTATTTATTTATATTTAGCTTCCACCTAGATTTTGACTAGATAGTTGCGGCTCATTTGGAGCGAATCCTGAAGCTTGGCCTTGCTGTTGTCCTTGTTGCTGATCTTGACCCTGCTGATCTTGACCGGGCTGTTGGCCCATTGCTGCCATTTGTTGCTGCTGCATTTCCATGTTTTTTGCAGCTTCTTCTTGCATTTCTTGATCCATGTCAATGATATCTTCATCGCTCAATTGAAGTACATTTCTCTTTACCCATTCTGCTGAGTAGTACTTACCAACATATGGATCAACCATTGAAAGAGTGTTCATTCTTTCACGCAGAATTTCTTCTTGCTTTAATTCAGAAAATACATTGTCTGCTTTGTAATTAAAATGAATGTTGCTCTTGAAAGTTTCCCAGTCTGATGCTGCAATAACACCAGTAAGAATTAACTGCTTTTCTAGTGCTTTCATAAACAAAGCAGAAAACTTTGTTCTTAAGCGATAAATGAATTTCTGGAACTGAAGTTCATCACGTGTAATTTCTGATGAACGACCAAGACTAAAACCTGTGTCTGCTTGTAAACGTGAGACAGGCACGTTCAATGCGCGATATAGTTTCTTCTCAAAGTATTCAACGTCAGCTAGTTCGCCCAAGTTCTGACCAGATGGTAGTGTAGTAACATTAGTACCACCACCGCCTTCACGGCGTGGGAACCAATAGTCTTCTAACATCGTCATGAACTTACGATCATCTCTAACGTCACCAGTAGTGGCATCATAGATCAATCTATTCTTATGGCGTGTCATTACATCTTTGACATACTGTTCGGCTTTCATCTTTGGTAGATTGCCAACGTCAATAGAGAAGATACGTCTTTCAGGCGCACGTGAGATACGATAGATTACTGTTGCGTCTTCTAGAACACGTAACTGATTAAGTGGCTTAATTGCTTTGTGTAGATAGCCTAGAACAATTTTATTGTCTCTGTCTACAACGCCAGATGGTACATGAATGATTGAGTCTTTAGCAATCTGTAGACCTTGATTGTCCATACCTGTAGCAGAAGCGCCCTTAAAGCCTCTTTCGCTATAGATGTAAAATTCATTATCAGTAACGTTAGTGTATACCATGTCTTTCTTGACACGCTTAACTGCACGTACTTTGCGAATC